AGATCTCCTTGACTGTAGCCTTGTTCTTGAATTTGATATTGGCGAACTTGATTTTGCAGCATCCAGAGAACAACTTAGCTATATTCCTTCCACGATTGCTAACATTAAGAAGAAGCTTGAAGCACTTAATGCAAACCTCGTAACTCACCTTTCGACACAAGTTGATACATTTGACAATGATTGGGCGAAGGCTGATTTCTTGTATGAGAAGGCCAGCGATCGTCTGTATGCAGCGGCAGTTGAAAAATATGTCACTGATACCAAATTTCCGTTGTACGACACCACACAGCATTATGGTAGAAAATATTTTAAATTAGAAACCACGGCGCTAAATGACCGCGGCCTGTCTATTACGACATTTCGTGCGCGATACAATTCGACAACTAATATCAAAGCTCAATCGACTTATGTTAGTCTGCCGGGCGGCAAATCTCACTATGTTGAGACTATGAATATTATGGTTGAAAAGTCGGCAGTTTTTGTGTTGAATGACTTAAAGACTGGATGCAATGCTCGTGCTCGTTACCATTATGGTAAAATGAATAATGCCGGCGACTGCACAGTTTATTGTATTTCGCATACGTCAAAGGACCCGGTAGAACGTCAGGCCGAGTATGATAAGCTGATGGCCGAAATTCATAATCCACCGACGATCGCGAAGGCAAGCGAACTTGAAAAACAGGTACGTGCCAAATCAGTTTCTTCCCAAGGCATTATGCAAATTCGGTTGAAACACGATGGTCATATCGGATATTCTAACTCTTATATGTGGGAGCCTTTTTCCGAAGAACTCGACGACGATGAGACATATTATTATGTTAAATTGAATAATCATCAGCCCTTTGGGGACAAGGAGGATGATTTTATCAATGTGTTTGCGATAAAGGCATTGATGGACTCCTGCGGCGTCGATGATATTAAGAACATCAAGATCCTTGGTGTACGAAAGAATCGCTATAAGGAAATTGCAGAACTTGACAATTGGATTTGGTTTGAAGATAAGCTCAAGGAAGAAACTGCAAAGATTTCGGATACACATATCGTTTCCCTAGTAGCCGGTGAGTTACTTGACAGCTACTATAACAGAATGTATACTGACAAAACTGTAGCACAGTTAGTTGGGTCGAATTCGCTCTATGCTGAATATTTTAAGAAATATGGTGGTGTAAAGCGTGTTTCCGGTAATGCCGCAAGTCTTTCAGAGTTATGCGGTTCTTACGGAAAGGCTGTAACAGTTGCCGATGTGAAGAAAGAGATTGAAGATGCAAAGGCAGCAGTGTATGCTAAATATCCTATGCTAAAACTTCTTCGTAATAATTCTGAAGAAGTTACAAAGAAGGCAATTGCCGAATATATTATGATGGTTGATCAACAGGAGAAAAACTAATGAGCCAAGCTATTCCTTACCTGTTACAAGGTAAAAACATCATCCTAGTGATCGATGGCAAGAGCCACACGATCAGCAAGGATACACACATTGCCTATGCCAAGATTGTGGATGCATTGAAGGCCCAAGATTGGGACGAATTGCGCGATCTTGTTGAACCGAAGAAAGCAATTGTTAACTTCGGTATGGGCTATGTGTCCATTGAAAATGATAAGGTGTTCTGGAAGGGTAAGCCGTTCCACAATGCACTTGCAACACGAATGATCGAGATGTTCCAAGACGGATTCCCAATCGATCCGATGGTGCGTTTTATGGAAAACTTGATGGACAACCCATCTAAGCGTTCTGTAGATCAGGTGTACGGTTTCCTGGAAAAGAACAGTCTACCGATTACCGAAGACGGTTATTTCCTAGCATACAAGCGTGTTCGCAGTGATTATCTGGATATCCACAGCGGTACCATTAGTAACCGCATTGGCGAAGTTGTTACCATGGATCGTAACCTTGTTGATGATAATCCGGATTCGCATTGTTCTTCGGGCCTGCACTTCTGCAGCGAATCTTATTTGGGTCACTTTGGTTCATCTTACGAACCTGTTATGATCCTGAAGATTAGTCCTGCGGATGTTGTTAGCATTCCTACTGATTACGATGGCGCTAAGGGCCGTTGCTGCAAATACGAAGTGGTTGCACAAGTTAACGGTGATCCAAAGGATGCATTTGCCGGTATTGTTAATACTGAATATAATAAGCCTCAATCACCTGCAGCAGCCTGGCCGTTTGGCAACAGTGCCGAGTACATGGATGGAGATGAACCGGAAGATTCCTATGGTGATTCTGATATTGAATTCATGGAAGAAAATGAACCGGAAGAACTTTATGATGTTGTTCGTGTCTATGGTAACGAAGTTATAGCACTTGGTGTTACATACGAAGAAGCCGAAGCACTTGTTGAGAAGAACAAGCGTCAGAAGAAGGCGATGCTAAAGATCGTCCGCGAAGGTACCGACGAAGAAGCTTAATGATAGGGGGTTCGCCCCCTGTTATGTGATGCGTAAGATAGTATTCCTTTTGTTAACTTTTATTTCTCTAAATTCTTACGCCGAAGGTTCTGACATAATGTATGAAATCTTCAGTACGCTGGAGATTAGTAAATTATACGATAGTCGTGTTACAATAGTAGTAGACGGTCTCCCAGATCTAGTTTATAAGGAAAAGAGGGTAGGGGAGTGTGTTGCGGATTATCTGGAAAAGCAATCAAAAACTTATGCCAGAATAGTTCAAGACAATCTGTATGATCTTCTTCATAACCTAAATAAGGTTGAGTCGAAGATATATGGAAGAAAATATAATAATGATGATAAGGCAACCAGGGACGAAAAACTCGAAGCATTGGCGAAAGTACAATGTGATGCGTATTTTGAAATTGGTGTGCTGAAATAGTTGAGTGTGTGGCTTTATAGAGCCGGATGAGAACCTGCAGTCAATACATAGCGCCTATGTGAAAACAGTTATCGATGACTGACATGTGTCTATTAAGGACGGTGCGGCACTTCCTGCTATAACGGGAATGTAACCGCGGGGGATCCGAGATGCAGGACGGGGAACTTAGGTGGGGTGCCTAGGTACACACGCAGAAGCGGTAACAGAGCAATTTGTTACCGCTTTTTTTATGTAGAACGAACATGTTGTTTATCGGATAGAGCTACTGATACCGATAAAATTTACACAGTTTTCCAGCAATTTACTGACATAAGGTACCGCAGTCTCGTCGTACTAAAGAGTACATTGCCACCTGACATAGTTGGCGATTTATACGATAAATTCAATAAGTCACAGCAATATTGACAGATGAACCCTATAAAGATTAAAATAAAATATGAAATACCTTTTTCTTGATGACGAAAGAATGCCCGGCGATGTTACCTGGTTGCTTATTGGTGGCGTCGGCAGTTGGGGTGCTCAATGGCATATTGTTCGTTCGGTGAACGAAGCTATTGCATGGGTTAAGGAAAATGGTTTTCCTAACGTGATTAGCTTTGATCACGATTTGGCATTGGAACACTATGATGGTGATTATTCAGGTCAGAATACTGGATTCGATTTTGCCAAGTGGTTGGTTGAGTATGACTTGGATACACAAAGTATGCCGGAAAATTTCAGCTATACTGTTCATAGTAAGAATCCTACCGGTTCCGAAAACATCCATGGTTTACTCGATGGGTACCTAAGATTCCGGAAATTTGATAAATAACAATAACACCCTTAGGACCATTGGTGTTGCGCCAACAGGCGTCGTGCAGGGGCGATTCGCTACCGTCCCTGCATTTTTTCATCCGGAGTTACATATGAGGTTAATTGAGCTGTTTGAAGCAAAGTCTAAGAAAAAGGAAGTGGTTAAAGCTCCACCGCCTCGTAATTTTGTGGCGAAAAATGCTCAAAGATCCGGTGCTGGTTCTCATACCGACAAGAAGTATTCGAGAAAAGAAAAGCACAAGGGTAAGGTAGACGAGACTGAAAGAGACGATTCAGACTTCCTATAAGAAATTAAGAAACCAGTTCTAAAACGCAACTAAACCAAATTAGTTGCGTTTTCTTTTTGTATAAAGCTAAAATAGCTAAGTATCAAAAGGATATTAGAATGGCGGGTAAAAAAATAACAGGAGTGCATGTAAGTTGGCCAAAGCCAATCTTTGCAACCGTAGTCAAAACAAACAAGAGTTATAGTGCCAATTATCGTGGAGCGATTATGTACGCTCATTACGAATTGACAAGTAAGGAACTAAAGAAAGAAGTTCTTAAATATTTGAAGACTCTTGATCCTAAACATCCATTGCTTGAGAGAGCAAATAATATACACGAGAATAGATTTGCCACAGTTGGCAAATATATGTATATTCTCAACCACGGTGGAGAGATTCCCGATGATATTATGTCGGGCCTTGTACCTGCAACGGAGAAGGTAATTGCGGAAGAAGAAATTCGTGTCACCGAGAAAAAGGTGGAAGAATCCGATACTAACGAAGATGAGCCTAATACAGCTAATAAGGTGGTCGTTTCGATTCAAGACAGGTTACGCGAAAAGACGCGTGAAGTCGCTGGGGAAGTGGAGGGGTGGATAGACGATTTCTTCTTAGCAAGAAAGACAGCTCAGCCAAAGACAGTTGAAGAATTTGCAAATCTATTCAAAGCAAATGAATTGAAAGGTCCGCATATGCGATTCATGCATTCGATCTTTGAACGTCGTGCAGCAGAAATTGAGGAAGCATACGAAGGTAAGAATAAAGATTTAACCGAAGGGTATTCAAACTTCAGTAAAGTTGAATTAAGAAAGTTTGTTACCTTCCACAAGAATTTATTGGCCGCTTGCGTAATGATGCAAGAAGTGGCCAAGGTTGAAAGAGCGCCGCGTAAAAAGAAACCTGTTTCACAGGAAAAGATGGTTTCTAAACTAAAGTTTAAGAAAGAAGATACTTCCTTAGGCATTGTTAGTCTACCAGCAGTTCAGATTGTTGGTGCCAAAGAGGTCTGGGTATATAATACAAAGACACGAAAGTTAGCTCAGTACAAAGCAATGGACGAGCGTGGCTTACTTGTTAAGGGTGCAAGTTTAGATAATTATTCATCTGAATCTGCAGAAAAAACTGTCCGTAAGCCTGCCGAGACTCTCGCTGAGTTTAAGAAGGCAAGCAAGGTGAAGCTTAGAACCTTTTTAAAGGAATTAAGTACAGTTGATGTACCTGCACAGGGTAAGCTGAACGAACATCATATTATTCTCAGGATCGATAAATGACAGAAGATGATACCTTTAAAAAGTTAAGGGGCGCCAGTGTTGAGGAAGCTCAGGGCCTTTATGGGTATTATTATGAGTTAGGAATGAAAGATCCGACTATAATTACAATAGCGGATTTAGATAATTACATTGATTTAAATTTAAGAAAGTATAATTGGACATTAGCACAATTGTTAGATAATCTTGTTGACGTGGAATATGACATATGAAAAAACTATTTCTCGATACGGAATTTACAGATTTAGTTCCTGGGGCAAAGCTCATAAGCATTGCTCTGGTCGCCGAGGATGGAAAATCATTCTATGCCGAACTCAATGACACCTATCAGGAAAAAGATTGCTCCAATTTTGTGAAGAGCCGTGTTCTACCTTTCCTGAAGGGTGGAAAATATGTAATGTCTGAAAAGGATTGTGCATTAGCGATGGCTAATTGGATCGAGGAGCAGGGCCCGGATTGTATTCTTGCATGTGATAACGTGTCCTGGGATAAGCCTTATTTTGACGGACTTATTGGTAAGATTGGTATCTGGCCCGAAAACCTAAGCGAATGGCATTTCAGATTCCAAATTTTAGAGAAGGATTCTGAGCAAATTATAATTGAATATGATTTTGATATTCATAATGCTCTGGATGATGCAATGGTAATGTACCATGCTAACACTCGAGGTCAAGTCTGGGAATATTGATAAATAGTATATCATTGGAGATGGTATACTTATGTCAGCACAATTAACCCCGAGAGTTTTATTAATGAAGCAAATCGAGCTTGGTCTCGGTGCGCAAATGGTCGATGTTGAATTAGACGTAGAACACCTGAATCTTGCTATTACGGTTGGCCTCCAAAAATTGCGTCAGCAATCAGATGGTGCTAACTTAGAGAAAGATATTTTTCTACACATCACACGTGACATAACAGAATATACCTTACCCGATGAAGTGCAAGAAGTTAGACGTCTATACCGCCGTGGTGTCGGTGCATACACGAATGGTGGAATAAATTTCGACCCGGTAGATGCTGCATTCTATAATATCTATTTGCTACAACCAAATAGATCAGGAGGTTTGGCAACCTGGGACTTTTATAATCAATTCCTTGAAACAACTGAGCGTGTTTTTGCAAGCCAGTTGAATTTTACTTGGGATGTCAATAATCATAAGTTAACAATCATTCGTCGTCCAACAGCCGATGAAGAAGTTGTTGTTCGTGTTTATGCACGTAAATCCGAAGATGATATGATTAACGACCCTTATACAGGTCCTTGGCTGCGTTCCTATGCTACAGCTTTAGCCAAATATTATTTGGGTGAGGCAAGAGATAAGTTTCCTGGCGGTTTTCCAGGACCAACAGGAAATGTGCAATTAAATGGTGCAACTCTTAAACAAGAAGCACAGACAGAAATAGATAAGCTTGAGAAACAGTTACTTGATCTTGTAACCAGTTCGGATGGTTACTCTTTTGTGATCGGCTAACAAAATTAAGATGCCCTTAAACAGTTCTTGTATAACTACATGAACTATTAGGGGCATTTTTATGATCGTAGGAATTTCAGGTTTTATTGGCAGCGGCAAGAGCACCGTTGCTGAGTATCTTACAGAAAATCATCAATTTAGAAAAGATAGTTTTGCCACAAGTCTTAAGGATGCTTGTGCGGCTATGTTCGACTGGCCACGAAATTTACTTGAGGGCGACACCGGTGAATCAAGAGAATGGAGAGAAACTGTAGATTCGTGGTGGGCAGAGAAGTTAGAAATTCCTAATTTTACACCGAGGCTTGCATTACAGCTCGTCGGCACAGATTCACTCCGTAATCATTTCAATGAGGGAATCTGGTTCTTAACATTAGAAAATCGCGTAAGAAAGAATCCAAATCAACACGTTGTTATTAGTGATGTCCGTTTTCCAAATGAAATCAAATTTATCCAGGAACAGGGCGGCATTATGGTTCGAGTTGATAGGGGCCCTGTCCCTGTGTGGTTTGAGACCGCACTCATGGCAAACAAAGGAAATTCTTTAGCAAGAGAGGCAATGACTAAAACCTATTCGGACGCACACTTTAGCGAATGGGCATGGGTAGGTACAAAATTCGATTTTGTTATAAATAATAACGGAACAATGGAAGATCTTCAATCGCAAATCAAGGATATTGCCGGAAAGATACTCTAAGTTCAGCACTTCATTTGCCGTATATTTAACTCACTCCTAGATAAATACAACTAACGAGAATCGTATTCTTCCACAAGGAGTTTAAATATAATGGCTACATTAGTATCACCAGGCGTAAGTATTTCAGTCATTGATCAAAGTATCAATGTCGGTGCCGGGCCAGGAACAGTACCCCTAATTTTCATCGCAACACAGCAGGACAAATCTACTCCTGATGGAACAGAAATTGCACCAGGAACTACAGCAGCGAATGCCGGTGTAGTTTGGTCAATTACTTCACAGCGTGATTTAGTTCAAACATTTGGCGACCCAATTTTCTACTCTGTGAGCGGAACATCGTTAAATGGTTATCCGCTTAACGAATATGGTTTGCTTGCTGCGTATTCATATCTTGGTCTTTCTAATCTATGTAGAGTTGTTCGTGCAGATATTGATACTGCACAATTAGAAGCGACCACAGTTGAACCAACAAGCCCTGCAGCCGTTGGAACTTACTGGTTTGATGAATCCTCGAGTGGTTCGTCATACGGTTTGTTTGTTCGCTCTGGAACATATCCTAACGAAGTATGGACAGCAGTTGCTCCAGATTTCTTCTATAACTTTGCAGTAGGCGAAGGCACAGCAAATACACCAGTCGTATCAGATGGTGCAGACGGTGATTATGCACTTGTATTCCAAGCAGATAGCGGAAATATTTCGTATTGGGTCAAGGCCGACGGCGCATGGGGTCAGATCGGTACACTAGTTTATGCATCCGCCGGTTTAGACGCATCGTCTGCAGGTGTTGTTATCACAACTACTGATACCACAGGATTGATGCCTGGTATGATTCCTACAGTAACAGCAGGTACAGGCTCGTTTGCAGCCGATACAACAATTGTTTCGGTTGATTCTGCTACACAATTTACAGTTTCGACTGCACCGTCTGTTGCATTGGCAGCCGCAACAGTTGAAGCATATTACGATGTTACAATTCAATCTGTTTGGCCTGACCTAACATCGTTATCGACAACACAGGAATTCTGGGTTAAGACAACATCTGCAGCACAAGGTGCAAATATTGTTCTACGCAGAATGGATGCTACATTAGCTCAATTCGTTCAAGTTGAATCACCTATTCTTGCAGATGATACAGCAGCCGATACATATTACAGTTCGAATGCGACTGGATCTACTGGTCAAGTTTATGTTGAACCGGTAATTACAGGTCTTACAGGTTCCGGTAATCCAAACTCGTTCCAGTTCAACTACTCAACAGCAGCATCCGGTGCGTGGGCATTATTTGGCACTGTTGTTGGATCCGAGACAGTTCCAACACAGGGTCCTGCAAATGGTCAGATGTGGTTTAATGCTGAACTTGGTTTAGATGGTGACGGCCTATCGACAGTTGATATTCTTGTTGCTGACGGAATGGGACATTGGGAGAACTGCAATCTTCCTGGATTTACACTATCCGGTGCTGTTGGAAATCCAACATTGTATGCACAATCCGGTGACCCACAGGATAATGTTCCAACACCATCATTAGCAGCAAATGATATCTGGGTTGATACAGATCAAGAATATCCAACAATTTATTACTGGAGTGGTTCTGCTTGGATTCAAATGGATAACACAGACCAAACTAGTAACCACGGTATCCTTTTCCAGGATGCACGTCCAAATCCATTATATCACGACGGTTCGTATACTGGTGAAAACAACGGTGGAGGCGCATATCCAGACCTAGACCCAGATGCACCAGATTCGGATCTATATCCGAAGGGATTTATTCTTTGGAATACACGTTTCTCAACAGATAACGTTAAGCAGTGGGAATCTCCATATGTTTACAACGGCGTTACAGCAGAACCCGATGATACAAATGGTAGCTCAACAGGTCGTTGGGTAACCGTATCTGGAAATGATGCAAGCGGTGCTCCTTATATGGGTGCAGCGGCTCAGAACATTATGGTTGTACGTGCAATTCAGTCGTTGATTGTTTCAAACGAAGATATCCGTGCTGAAGATACATATTTCAACCTAATTGCTGCACCTGGCTATGTTGAGGCAGTTGATGAAATGCTTGCACTAAATGATGACCGTAAGGATACAGCATTTGTTCTTTGCGACACACCATTTACATTGGCAGCAACCGGCACAGCACTTCAGAATTGGGCTACAAATGGTAGCAATGCATTAGGAAACAACGCCGACGGTTTGGTATCTGCAAGCAAGTATTTTGCAGCATGGTATCCAAGCGGATTGTCGACAAACGTTGACGGAACTGATGTTGTTGTTCCTCCAACACACATGGCACTTCGCACTCTTGCTTATAACGATCAGGTTGCATATCCTTGGTTTGCACCAGCAGGTTTGCAACGTGGTATCGTTAACAATGCAGCAACAGTTGGATATGTTAATGATTCGGGTCAATTCGTTCCTGTTAAGTTGAACGAAGGTCAGAGAGACATTCTATACCAAAACGGTATTAACCCAATTCGTGTTATGCCTAATGGTGGTATTGTTGTGTTTGGCCAGAAAACACGTCAGCCATACTCAAGTGCAACAGATCGTATCAACGTAGTTCGTCTAGAAAACTACTTGCGCTACCAACTTAACAACCTAGCTATGCCGTTCTTGTTCGAACCGAACGATGCAACAACACGCAAGGCAGTTAAGGATGCATTCGATCGCTTCTTGTCTGAATTGATTACACTTCGTGCATTATACGACTTCTTGGTTGTTTGTGATCTAAGCAACAACACACCAGCTCGTATTGATAGAAACGAATTGTGGATTGATATCGCAATTCAGCCAGTTAAGGCAATCGAATTTATTTACATTCCTATTAGAATTGTAAACACTGGTGCTAGTTTAACAACTGCTTAATCTACACAGGCTTTGAATACCGTCCTTCGGGGCGGTATTTTTTTGGCTAAATAAAGGATGTCATCCTTTGACCTGAGAAATTATATACAAAATCTTCCAAATCAACATAATGTCGGGTGTTGTACTTCTATGGCTAGTCTCTTAGCACTAGAGATTATGACAAACATTGAAGGCAAGCATATCAGATTTTCGAGATTGTTTACATATTACCTAAGCAGAAAAATACAGAATAGGGTAGGGTTAAATGGTGCTGAATTAAGTTCTACCTTAAGGACATTATGCGATTATGGGGCAGCACCGGATATGTTGTGGCCGTTTCATATTAACAAGGTGAATAGGGAACCAGCACCTACGGCTTTTTCCGAAGCTATAAAATACAAAATAGGTTCATTTGAATATGTAGATTATACTGCATTTAATCAATTTTTAGATAGAAAAATACCTATTATTATTGGATTTCATACAAGTAAGATGTTTTGGAGACTAAAAGGTCCTCTTTCCAAACAAATATATAAACCGATAAATACACTTGACAATAGAAATTACAAAGGTCATGCAGTAACTATTGTTGGGTATGATAATAATATCCTCGGCGGCTCTTGGATTGTTGCAAACTCAGCAGGATTAACGTGGGGCGACCACGGTTACGGAATTCTTCCATACGAATGTTATACAGATATTGGGGAATCCTATGTCATTACGAAATTGACCCCTGAAAGAAAAATTTCTGAATTTTGATAAATAGTATTAGCTTTTAAGGCAGGAGATTAAGATGGCAAATTTAGCTAAATTCGGTATTCCGTTAGACGGAAACAAGCTTGGTATTTTGCAGCCAAAGCAAAAATACCGTTTTAGAGTTGTTTTCCAGAATTTCGGTGAAAATAACGGACTTCGTGAATTGACACAGAACGTCATGACATGCACACGTCCTAAAATTACATATGAAGAAATTAAGTTAGACTCGTATAACTCGGTAGCTTGGATTCAAGGTAAGCACAGTTTTGAAACAATTGAAATTAAGTTGCGTGATGATATTACTAACGCCGTTATTTCTTCTGTCGGTGCACAGGTTCAGAAGCAAATGAACCACTTCGAACAAACAAGTGCGGTAGCTGGTATCAACTATAAGTTTACAATGGAAATCCACTCAATGGACGGTACAGATAACGATCAGTTGGAATCGTGGGTCCTTGACGGTTGCT